AGCATACTCTGATACAGATAAAAGAAAATCAGTATTAGAAACTTATAATAACGTTAATTTAGACCCTGCATCTCCAAACTATATCTTAAAGGTAATTGGTGATAGAAACGTAACTATTGATGCAAACGGTAAACAAACTGAAAATGGTGATTATGCAAATCGTTCTAAGATAGTTAGAGTAGAAGTTGCACCAGAGGGTTCATTCCCAATCATCGCAGGACCATTTGGACACGAAGCATACCAATCTCCAATCGCAGGTGATGATTCAATCATCCCAGCAGTAGTATTTACAACAGGTTCTGATTCTAACACAGCATCATCATCTACTAAATATAGTGGTATTGATTTAGAAACAACATTGGTTAAAATTGACAACTCTCATTTCTTAGCACCAATTCCAAACGGAGCAGGAAACGGAACAAACACTGCATTTGCATTCGATACTGAATTATCTTATGAATTAACTGGTTCTGCAACAGCAGATGTTAATAAAAGACAATTCGTAGTTGGTTTTCAAGGTGGATTTGATGGAGTAACTCCAACAATCTCTAATGATAAAGGAACTGATATTTCAGCAGGTAATTCACAAGGTTTTGATTTATCAACATCTACATCAAATGGTTCAGTTGCATATTTGAAAGCAATCAATTCGGTTTCTAACCCAGATGATTTCGATATTAACTTAGTAGTTGCACCGGGTATTGTGCGTTACCACCACTCTTATGTATTCGATAAGATTATTGATATGGTTGAATCTCGTGAAGATGCATTCTTTATCGGTGATGTAACTGGTCCTGCAGAAGGTCAAGATTTGGCAGTAGAGCAGGCACAGTCAATCGATTCTAACTACGTTGGAACATATTACCCGTGGATGAAAACAATCGATAGAAACACCAACAAATTAACTGCAGTTCCACCATCAGTATTGATGCCAGGAATCTACGCAGCGAACGATGCAGTTGCAGCAGAATGGTTTGCACCAGCAGGTTTGAATAGAGGTGGAATCATCGGAGCAGTTTCAGTATTAGATAGATTAACACATTCAGAAAGAGATTTCTTATATGAGAACAAAGTTAATCCAATCGCTTCTTTCCCTGGTGAGGGTATTGTGGCATTTGGACAGAAAACTTTACAAGATAAAGCATCTGCATTAGATAGAATCAACGTAAGAAGATTATTAATCAAAGTTAAGAAATATATCGCTTCTACATCTCGTTACTTAGTATTCGAACAAAATACTGCAACGACTAGAAACAAATTCTTAAATACGGTTAATCCTTATTTAGATGCAATTCAACAAAGACAAGGTTTATATGCGTTCAGAGTTGTTATGGATGAATCCAACAACACACCTGATGTAATTGATAGAAACATTTTAGCAGGACAAATTTATTTACAACCTACTAAAACCGCTGAATTCATTGTGTTAGATTTCAACATCTTACCAACCGGAGCATCATTTACAGCATAAGAAATTAAAAAAAAAGAAATTATATATTTATTAGTATAATAGGAGAAAAAATAAAATGGCAGAAGTATTAGAATTCAATGATATGTTCTATACCAATTTCGAACCAAAAACGAAAAATCGTTTTATCATGGAAATCGATGGTATTCCTTCATATCTTATCAAAACAGCTAACAGACCATCGATTCAGTTTGAAACGATTACGTTAGATCATATCAACGTTAATAGAAAGTTGAAAGGTAAAGGAACTTGGCAACCAATAGAGATTACTCTTTTTGACCCAATCGTTCCAAGTGGTGCACAAGCAGTAATGGAGTGGGTTCGTTTATCACATGAATCTTTAACTGGTAGAGATGGATATGCAGATTTTTACAAAAAAGATATTCAGTGCTATCTATTAGGACCAGTAGGTGATAAAATTGAACAATGGACATTAAAAGGTGCATTCATTGCATCGGCTACATTCAATGATTTGGATTGGTCATCAAATGATGTTGTTGAAATCTCACTTACATTAGAATACGATTACGCTATTCTAGAATTCTAATCTCACTATATACAAAAAAACTAAGGTTCTCTTAACGGAGAACCTTTTTTTTTCAACTTTTTTATAAAAGTATATTTATATATAAACAAATAAAGGTTAATTATGGCAAATTTTGAATTTCCAACGGAGGTAATCACACTCCCATCAAAAGGATTAATATATTCCGAAAGTAATCCACTATCAAAAGGTTCAGTTGAAATAAAATACATGACAGCAAGAGAAGAAGATATTCTCGCATCACAAAATCTTATTAAAAAAGGTGTGGTGTTAGATAAATTGTTCGAATCAGTTGTAGTATCTGAAGGAGTTAGTGTAGGTGATATATCAGTAGGTGATAAAAACGCAATCCTTTTAGCAACTCGTATATTAGGATATGGTGCAGATTATAATGTAGAAGTGACTGACCCATTTACAGGTGAATCACAAAAAGTAACGATTGATTTAGCAAAAATTCAAACTAAGGAAGTTGATGATTCTTTATTAAATAGAGAAAATCGTTATGAGTTCGAATTACCAATTTCTAAAAAGAAAATTAAATTCAAATTACTTACTCACAAAGATGAAATTGATATTAACGCTGAAATTCAAGCCTTAAATCGTTTGGTAAAAGGTGATAGTGTAGTTTCACAAGATGTATCTACAAGATTAAGATATATGATTCAAGAGGTTGAAGGTAATACTGATAGAGGGTTTATTAACAACTTTGTTAAAAATAGTTTATTGGCAAGAGAAAGTAAAGCATTAAGAGAATATGTTAGAACCATATCTCCTGATTTGGATTTGAAATACCAATTCACATCAGATTTAACAGGTGAATCGGAGGCACTTGATATACCCTTTGGGGTTGGGTTTTTTTACCCTACCGAGTGATTATAGTGTTCAATTACATAATCAACTATGGGAAATGGTTAATTATGGAAATGGGTTTACTTGGTCAGAGGTTTATACAATGCCAATACACATTCGAAGGTTCTATTTCAAAAAATTAGTGGATACTAAGAAAAAGGAAAAAGAAGAAATTGATAAAGTAAATAAAAAAGGTGGAACAGGCCCTGGAGTGAGAGTGAGGAAATAATCCTCACTCTTTTTTTGTTAAATACTTATGTTAAAATAATATAGTATGTTAAAGATATTTGGAGATTCTTTCTCCGCGTTTAGAACCTATCTAACCGATGATAATGTATTAAGTGAGAGTTTACATTGGACAACTATTGTGTGTGATAAAATCAATACTAATGGAGTTATTAATCATGCAAGACCGGGTGCAACTAATCAATATATTTTAAATACCTTAATTGAACAATTACCTAATATTAAAAATGATGATATTGTAATAATAAATACATCAGGCCAGGGTAGAATGCCAGTTGGTGCAAATTATACAAAATCGTTTTTTAATAACAATCCTAATCTATTTTGTTTATTAACTAATACGGATGTTGGTATAAGTGAATTTGAGCACACTCAAATAAATTGGTATTATAATAATATTTTTTTACCCGATATTGTAGAATATGATACAACTATTAACAATATTATCAACATTGCGAATTACATTAACTCAAACGGAAATATTGTAATATTATGGAATTTAACTGCGTTGGGTTTTGATTCATTCTTAAATTCTACATTAAATGATAATATTGAAACTTCACCATCTATACAATTTTCAAATTTATGGACACCCTCTTCGAATGGAGGTAAGAGAGGTTGGGTAGATATTATAAATGAAAATAATCTCCAAATGTCATCAGATGATTGTCACCCAAATATTGAAGGAAATCGATATATTGCAAATGAATTCATTGATGTAATTAAAAAAAATCAACTATCTTATACAAAACCAAATATCATCTAATATAAATTGTAAGAGTGAGGAAATAATCCTCACTTTTTTTTTACCTTATATTTATATAAGACTTAAAATATATAGGAGAAACAATGTCCAAATCTAAAGAAGTTAATGAAGGTATTATAATGGCAGCTAAGAAGTTTAGTGATGCATTTTTTGATGGGTTAAAACAAAACGCAGTAGATAGAATGCTTAAAAAAGCAGAAGATGCTAACGTTGATCCAGAAGTATTAAAAACAATGCAAAGAATCAAAAAAGATTCCGAAGAACTTAAAAAACTACTTAGTATCCGATAATAATGGCAAACGAAACTAATAAAGAACTCGTTGAGATATTAAAAAAACAGGCAGAGATAAAAAAACAACTTTTAGCTTATGCCGATAGTATTGATACGCGAACTGCTTCAGAATCCAAACATATAAAAGAATTACAGACTGAGTATAAAAAATTATACTTAGAAAAAACAAAAATAAATGTAGAGCAATTAAAAGCCTTTCAAGATCAAGTAGAAAGTGCATCATCTTTGACAGGTATTTACTCAAATTTGGGTAAATTGGATGAGGAACGAATTAAGAAAAATCAAAGATATGTAAGTCTAAGTGATGAACAAAATGATGCAATTAAAAATATTGCTTCATTAAATAGAGATTTGGCAAATACAACTCGAGATGATATATCAGCAAAAAGTATTATATTAGGTCAAATTGAACTTGAAAAGGGTAAATTGGGTGGAATACATCATACTCAAAAATCAATTGTAGATGATTTAGATACTCAAACAAGAGAAGCAGAAAAGTTAGGAAAACTTACTGAAACTCAAAAAGAATTCTTAAATGATCAATTAGCAGTATATGAAGGTATAAAGAAAACAATCGGTGGTATATTAGAAACTGCTGATATATTACTTTCTACTACTGGTGGTAAAATCGGTGCACTAATAGTTGGTGCAGGATATGCAACTGAAGCATTAGGTAAGAATGTAAGAGAGATGGGTGGTTATTTAGGTGGAGCAACAATTTCATCTACCTTATTAGGAACTGCATTTGATTCCGCAACCGATGTGACTAAAGGATTGGCTAAGGAAATGGGTGGATTAAATGCTGTCACCTTTCAGAACCAATTAAACACTAACTTAATGGCCATGAATATGGGTATTAGTGGTGATGAAGCAGCAACTTTAACTGCAACTTTATCTCGTTTGAATGGTGGTTCAATTGATACTGCACAGAACTTAGCAGAATCTACCAAAGAATTAGCAAAACAAAATGGATTAGTTCCTGCTCAGGTGATGGCGGATGTTGCAGCCTCCGCAGAAGATTTTGCATTATATGGTAAAGATGGTGGTAAAAATATATTAGAAGCCGCAGTTGCTGCTGGAAAATTGGGGGTTAATTTAGCCTCAATGAGTAAAGTGACCGAAGGTTTGTTAGATTTTGAATCATCAATTTCAAAAGAATTAGAATTATCTGCAATGTTAGGAAAAAATATCAATCTTAACAAAGCAAGAGCATTAGCATACGATGGAAAAATGGGAGCAGCCGTTAAAGAAACCTTATCACAAATGGGTGGTATTGAAGCATTTAACAAAATGGATGTATTCCAAAAGAAAGCAGCAGCAGAAGCAGCAGGATTGACCGTTGAGGAATTCCAAAAAATGGCATCTAATCTTGATAAATTAAATGATAAGGGAGAAATTCAATTATCTACATTTGATAGTTTTACACAATCACTTTCTGCATTTGCTTCCGGTCCATTGGGTTCATCCTTAAAGGGTATGGGTTCAATGGTAATCGCCGCAGGACAGTTTAACACTGGTTTAGGTGCGATGGGTATAAATATGGGTGGTGTTGTGAAAGGAACTAAAGATGTGTTAAAAGGTTTATTCAAAATGACCGAAGGGGGTTTACTTAGTAAAATAAAAAATGTATTCACTTCTGCAGGAAGTAGTGCAACTCCACCTTCAACATCTTCTACAAATCCTGCAGCTGGTGGTGGTATGATGGATTCAATGAGTAAAGTAAATATGTCAGCAGTTCTGAAAGGTGCAGCCGCAATGGTTTTAGTAGCAGGAGCGGTTTATATCTTAGGTAAGGCACTACAAGAATATACAAAGGTAGGATTATCAGAAATAGGAATGGCAGCCGCAGGTATGTTATTATTAGGTAGTGCCGTAATGGGATTGGGATTGATAATGAGTAGTGGGGTAGGTGCAGTTGCAATTCTTGCAGGTGCAGCAGCAATGTTAGTTGTAGCAGCATCAGTTTATGTATTAGGTAAAGCATTACAAGAAATGGGTGCTGGATTTAGTGCATTAGGACAAATTCAACCAATTGTATCTGGTTTAGTTAGTATGGTAGGTGGTATTGGATTACTTGCTGTAGCATTCACCGGTTTGGCAGGTTCTCTTGCTTTATTAGGAACTGCCGGATTACTTGCATTACCAACCTTAATGGGATTGGGAGTTGCTGGAGCAGGATTAGGAATGTTAGTCAATGCAGTTGGTGGAGAAGGACAATCATCTGGAGTTGAAACGGAAAGTGTTTCAGAATACCAATCTACAATGTTGACAAAAATGGATGATTTGATTAATGCAGTAAAAACAAATAAAGATGTTTATTTAGATAAAGAAAAAGTTACGAACATCGTTATGAATAAAAGTGAACGTAGAACAACCAATACATTTGGGATAGCAAACGCTTAATAAGTATGCCAACAATATTAGAATTATTTCAAGGGTCACCAAATAACATTACTCCAACTCCATCGGAGTTTTTTCCCGTGCAAAAAAAATTCAAAGGTTCTACACAAGAGAAAAGTGTTAAATCTGATACTGAAACTTTAGTTGAAACCGAACTTAAAGGTATAAGAAAAAATACTGCAGTTGAATTAAACAATCCACGTTTATATGGTAATGAAGCAGTTCGTATTATGAATCGAACTACTAAATCAGTTGAAGATATGAAAGGTTCGACTGGTGGAACATCTGCAACAGGTGGATTAATTGGTAAAGGAATCGGTAAATTAACGGGTGGAAGAATTACATCTATATCAGGTGTTAGAGATTTTGTAAATTCTAAATTAGGTATTCCATCTAATGCTATTCCAACTTATGTAAATAAGACAGGTGAATTACAACAAGGTAAAGAACAAGATACCATGATAACTCTTGCTAAAATAAAAAATGATGCAAAAGGAACATTGGTTGGAAGATTATTAAAACAAAGTGGTGGGGGAACTCCTGCTACGATTGGTAAACAAATATTAGGTAAAGGTATATCATTAGGTAAAGATAAACTTAGAGGTTTCTTATTTGGTCAACCTGCACAATTGGGAATTAATACATCTAAACCAGCGAATGGTGGGTGGGATTATAGTTCACAATCATCATATTCAACTCAAATTAGAGAAGCAAGAGCACAAAACGAAGCACCTGCAGTTGAGGGAATTGATAAAGCTAAATCTGATGCTTTGAAAAAAGCAAATGATATAAAACAAAAAAGTAAAGAAAAATTAGGTAATTTTATTGGTTCTGCAAAAGATAAACTAAAAGGAACATCAGCAGAAACAAAACCTGAAATCGATAAAGTTGTTGAATCCCAAACACAAGTTAAAACAACACCAACATCAGAACTCCCATATACTAAAACTTTGGATGGGTATAAAACTGAAGGTGGGGATGAAAAATTAACTAGAATTGATTTGACATTAGTATCTCCTGTTTATGGGGTTGATAGAAAAAGTACGAGTGGTAAGTATGGAAAAGGTGATTATGCATTTGAAGATGTAAAAAATAATACAGGAGTATATTCACCATATAATCCAGATAAATCATATTCTACAACTAAACCAAATAATTTAGAAACATATCATGGAATAAAAAATGGAAGTGATTTAATAAACGCAAGTAGTAAATCTACAAAAGAAGCTAATGATTATTTAAATGATAGAGATTTGATTCCATTTTGGATAAGATCAAAATCTACGGGTGATACAATGCATTTTAGATCAATCATAACTGGTTTATCCGAAACGGTTTCACCATCGTGGAGTTCTAATAAATTTTTCGGTAATCCTTTTAATTTTTATACATTTGATAGTGTTGAACGTAGTGTTTCATTTACATTAACTACTTATTGTTTGAATCCATCTGAATTATCCAAAATGTGGACTAAAATTGAATTCTTAACTGATATTGCATACCCAACGATTAATTCATTAAAAAGTAAACAACGATTTATTACTCCACCTATAATCGATTTTAGATTAGGGGATATGTATGATGGTAAGATTGGATTTATAGAAACATTGACATACACAATACCAGATAATTCTACATGGGAAACTGTAGCTGATGGTGCATTATTACCAAAAATAGTTGAAATCAGTATTGGTATTAAATTTATTGAAACTGCAGATTCGGTGGATACTAAATATAGTATAGAACGTTCTAAAGATCAAATAAAACTTATAAATGATAGAAGATCTAAAC